CTTCTTATAACATATTCATAAAGAAAAACAATGAGGTATTGCCATGGAAGAAGTTTAATTCTAACATGGCTATATCCGTTGAATATGATTTAGAATATTAATGAAAAGCGTTTTTGATTTTATAGTTGTACCGGACGGAAAAAGGTATAACAATGAAGTTGATATAAACGGCGATAAACTTATAGTTAATTCTAGCATAGAAAACTTTAAGCTTATAAACAGAACAGCAACGGTACTTACTGTGCCAACTGCTTTTGATACGCCAATACAAGAGGGTGATAAAGTAATTATACACCACAATGTATTTAGAAGATATTATAACCATCAAGGTAAAGAAGTTGATAGTAGTAAAACATTTAATGACAATAAGTATTTGTGTCAATATGATCAAATATATCTTTACAAACGTATGGTGAAATGGTTGCCAGTTCGTGACCATTGTTTTATTATGCCAATAAAAAATAATGATACTTGGTCTCAAGAGCCAGAACAAAAGAATAAAGGTATAGTAAAAATAGGTAATAAAACCCTAGAATCACTAGGTATATATGAAGGTGACTTAGTTGGTTTTAAATCAAATAGAGAGTTTGAGTTTATCATAGATAAACAAAGACTATATTGTATGCAATCAAATGATATTTTAGTTAAGTATGAGTTCAAAGGAAACGAGAAGGAATATAATCCGAGCTGGGCAAAAAGCAGTTAACGAGCTTATTAAGGTAGCTGAAGAAAAGATTATCACTAATACTGAAGATGATGTTTCTGCAGATAGACTTAAAAACGCAGCTGCTACTAAAAAGCTAGCTATATTCGATGCTTTTGAAATACTTTCTAGGATAGAGGAAGAAAAAACAATGCTTGAAGATAAACCCGGAGAAACTAAAGAAAAAAGTTTTAAAGGTTTTGCTGAAGGTAGATCAAAGTAATGTACGAGCAGTCTTTAGTAAAAGTAGTAAAAGACCATATAAAGCCTAGTGTTTTAAAGAAAAATAATAGGTATAAAAAATGGGAGTATGGTTATGATGTTGAAAACGATATTATAATTATAAGTAGAGATGGTACTGTAGGTGATGTTATTGAAATACAAAATCTAAGAATAGCTTTACCTTTAGCTCCAGATAACATTTATAGTTCTTCTGATAAGATAGAAAAGCAGGTTTGGGTTAAAGAAGAATACCCTAAAGCTTTATCTAAAATAAAAAGTGTGTTTGACTGGGAACGTTATCCTTCTAATTTTAAAGAGCAATGGTATGATTACATTGATACAGAGTTTAAAAGACGCGATGAAGGTTTCTGGTTTTACAACAAGGGTGTTCCTACTTATATCACTGGCACTCATTACATGTACTTGCAGTGGTCTAAAATTGACGTTGGCGCAGCCGATTACAGAGAGTCAAATAGACTTTTCTTTATATTCTGGGAAGCTTGCAAAGCCGATCAACGTTGTTATGGAATGTGCTATCTCAAAAACCGACGCTCTGGTTTTTCATTCATGGCATCAGGGGAAACTGTTAACATGGCCACAATATCATCTGATTCACGGTTCGGCATATTGTCCAAATCTGGAGCCGACGCTAAAAAAATGTTCACCGATAAGGTTGTACCAATATCCATTAATTACCCGTTCTTTTTCAAACCAATCCAAGACGGTATGGACAGGCCAAAGACGGAGCTCGCCTATAGAGTACCAGCGTCGAAGCTCACCAGAAGAAAACTTGATCAAGGTGAGGCGCCAGAGGAGATCGATGGTCTTGACACCACGATTGATTGGAAGAACACAGGAGACAACTCGTACGATGGTGAGAAACTCAAACTCCTCGTACACGACGAATCGGGTAAATGGGAGAGGCCGGACAACATCCTCAACAACTGGCGAGTCACAAAGACGACGTTAAGATTAGGTAGTAAAGTTGTAGGTAAATGCATGATGGGATCTACAAGTAACGCTTTAGATAAAGGTGGTGCAAACTTTAAAAAATTATACTATGCTTCAGACGTTACAAAAAGAAACCGCAATGGACAGACTAGCTCAGGATTATATAGTTTGTTCATACCTATGGAATGGAACTACGAAGGATTCATTGATTCTTATGGATTACCTGTATTCGAAACGCCGAAAGACGCGATTAAAGACGCGCAGGGTGATTTAATAACAACAGGTGTTATAGAACATTGGGAAAACGAAGTTGATGGTCTTAAAGATGATCAGGATGGTTTAAATGAATATTATCGCCAGTTTCCTCGAACAGAGAAACACGCGTTTAGAGATGAGGCAAAGTTATCTTTATTTAATCTAACTAAAATATACGAGCAAATAGATTACAATGAAGATATTAAAAATAAAGTTTTAGTTACACAAGGTAATTTTCAGTGGGCTGGTGGTGTAAAAGATACTACAGTTAATTTTTACCCTGAAAAAAACGGTAGGTTTCTTGTTTCTTGGATTCCACCTACAAATTTACAAAATCGTGTAATAATAAAAAATGGAGTTAAATATCCTGGCAACGAACATATTGGTGCTTTTGGTTGTGACTCTTATGATATATCAGGAACTGTAGACAAACAAGGGTCTAAAGGATCTTTACACGGTCTAACTAAGTTCAGCATGGAAGACGCTCCGTTTAATATGTTTTTTTTAGAATATATATCAAGACCACCAACAGCAGAAATATTCTTTGAAGATGTACTTATGGCATTACATTTTTATGGTATGCCTATATTAGCAGAGAATAACAAACCAAGATTACTGTATTACTTAAAGCGTAGAGGTTATAGAAGATTCTCTATAAATAGACCTGATAAACTTTACAACAAGCTTTCAGTTGCAGAAAAAGAAATAGGTGGAATACCTAACTCATCAGAAGATATTAAGCAAGCGCATGCCGCTGCTATTGAGTCTTACATAGAAGATTATGTAGGATTAAAAGAAAATGAATATGGGAATATGTATTTTCAAAGAACGCTAGAAGATTGGGCTAAGTTTAATATAAACAATAGAACAAAGTTTGATGCAACAATAAGTTCTGGTTTAGCTATAATGGCTTGTAATAAAAATAAATATACTCCAGTTCAGTTAGTACAAAAAGATCCAGTTAGTCTAAGCTTTGGCAAATATGACAATACAGGTTATACATCAAAAATAATAAAATAGATGATTTACACTAATGTTAATAGTTCATTTCCAAGTCAGGTGGTACCAGACGCAGAAAAGAATACTTTAGACTACGGTTTCCAAGTAGGTAGAGCTATTGAAAACGAATGGTTTAGAGGTGATCGTGGCTTAGGTGCTGGTGGTCGTTTTGGAAACAACTGGCAAGATTTTCATAGATTAAGATTGTATGCTAGAGGCGAACAGTCTGTAGCTAAATACAAAGATGAATTATCAATTAACGGTGATTTATCTTATTTAAATTTAGACTGGAAACCAGTTGCAGTGTTGTCTAAGTTTGTAGATATTGTTGTAAACGGAATGACTGATAAAGGTTATGAAATAAAATCTTTTGCAAGTGATCCTTTTGCTGTAAAGCAAAGAACTCAATATGTTTTTGACGCTATAAAAGACATGCAGAGTCGTGAGCAAATTGAATCTTTAAATCAAGCAACAGGTCAAAACTTTTATTCTAGCGTAAATCCAGACGCTTTACCTCAAAATGAAGAAGAACTAGAGTTGTACATGCAGCTTAGTTATAAGCAGTCTATTGAAATAGCTGAAGAAGAATTAATTGAAAACGTATTTAACTACAACAAATACGATGAAATAAAGAAAAGACTAGCTTACGATTTAGTTGTATTAGGCATAAGTTGTGTTAAAACAGATTTTAATTTAGCAAACGGTATTACACTTGATTACGTGGATCCTGCTAATTTAGTTTATTCGTACACAGAAGATCCTAACTTTGAAGATGTTTATTACGTTGGTGAAGTTAAAAGCGTAAGTTTAGAAGAGGTTAAAAAGCAGTTTCCATATTTAACCGACGCTGAATTAGAAGAAATACAAAAATATCCAGGTGACTCTAATTACACTAGAAACTATTGGGGTCAAGATGATAATTACAATAATGTACAAGTCTTATATTTTGAATACAAAACATACAATAATCAAGTATTTAAAATTAAACAAACAGATCAAGGTTTAGAAAAAGCTTTAGAAAAGCCAGGAGATTTTAATCCACCTGAAAATGAAAACTTTGAAAGAGTACATAGAGCAATAGAGGTTTTATACAGCGGAGCTAAAATACTTGGTCAAGAAAAAATGCTTAAATGGCAATTATCTGAAAATATGACCAGGCCATATAGTGATCAAACTAAAGTTCAAATGAACTATAGTATATCTGCTCCTAGAATTTACAAAGGCAGAATAGAAAGCCTTGTAAGTAAATGCGTTGGGTTTGCTGATATGATTCAGTTAACACATTTAAAAATACAACAAGTACTTGCTCGAATGGTACCAGATGGTGTATTTGTAGATGTTGACGGTTTAGCGGAAGTTGATCTTGGTAATGGTACAAATTATAATCCTCAAGAAGCTTTAAACATGTACTTCCAAACTGGTAGTATTGTTGGTAGATCTAAGACTATTGATGGCGATATGAATCCTGGTAAAGTGCCGATTCAAGAATTACAAACTTCAAATGGTCAAGCTAAAATAGGAGCGCTAGTACAAACGTATCAATATTATTTACAAATGATACGTGACGTAACGGGACTAAATGAAGCTCGTGATGGTAGCCAACCAGATAAAAATGCTTTAGTAGGTTTACAAAAATTAGCCGCGGCTGCTTCAAACACAGCTACAAAACACATACTACAGTCTCTTATGTATTTAACAATTAGAGCTGCAGAGAATATAAGTTTACGTGCTGCAGATATGCTTGAGTTTCCACTTACTAAAAATGCTTTAATAAGTTGCATAAATCAATACAATGTCGGTTCTTTGCAAGATATAGAAAAGTTAAACATGCATGAGTTTGGTATATTTTTAGAATTAGAACCAGACCAAGAAGAGCAACAAAGGTTAGAGCAAAATATACAGGTTGCATTACAAGGTGGGCAAATAGGTTTAGAAGATGCTATTGATATTAGACAAATTAAAAATATTAAATTAGCTAATCAGTACCTTAAGCAAAAACAAAAAGAACGAGCTGAAGCAGCCGCAATGGCTCAACAGCAAAATATACAAGCTCAAGCTCAAGCAAACGCTCAAGCTTCAGAGCAAGCCGCTTTAGCTGAAGTGCAAAAACAACAAGCGTTAACAGAAAGCAAGTTACAATTAGAGCGAGGTAAATCTCAGTTTGAAATACAAAAACTAGAACGTGAAGCTCAAATAAAACAAATGTTAATGGAGCAAGAGTTTGGTTATAACTTACAACTAGCGCAAGCTAAAGTTAGTGCTG